TACTGTAATTTGGGAACAAAGAGGGTGGAAAACTTATGTTGAGCCTGAAGGAGAACCTAAACCAGAACCAATACCAGAGCCAATAGTAGATAATGAGTGGCAACCAGAAGTAAAGAAAAAATCTAAAAAAAAGGGTAAGTAAATGGCTACATCTGAATTTGCAGTTGCTAATACCGATTTACAAAAGATACAACCAGATATATTAGGTTTTGGTATTACCGATTTTGCAGACCAATTACAATTTGCTGAAAATGACGTTTTAAGACGAGTTCGTGAAGAATGGTGGGAAAGATATAGGCATCAAGTCAGATATAAGGATATTACCAAAGTAACATCAGTTGAAATGACTAATAGCAAGCTAACAAACTCACAATGGACACAATCAGTTGTATATTTAGCTTTATGGAAATATATTTATCCAATATTAACTAAATGGCGTGACCCAGATACTGGCGAGGGCAAAGACACATTTCAAGTTCAATTAGATTTTTACAGAGATAGATATGAAGAAGAATTTCAAGCTATTTTAAGAGATGGTGTTGAATATGATGAAGATGGTGGTGGCACTATTTCAGATAGCGAAAAAGAAGCCATACATCATTTAAGATTAGTGAGATAATGGAAGTAACAGCAAATATAAATACTGTTGAAGTAACAAAATTTTTAAAAAATATTACAGCTAGACAAAAGGCAGTAATTGATAAAGGTTTAAAGCGAGTATCTAATATGGCTGTATTGATGATTACAAAGCGTACACAACAAGGTAAATTGCCAGATGGGGGTAATATGAGGGCTTATGCTCCATCAACTGTGAGAGGGCGTAAAAAGAGAGGTAGACAGACTGGATTTGTAGACCTTACGGATACTGGTAAAATGTTTAGGAGTTTAGATTTTAAAACTAGTGGGTTTAAAAGCACATTATTTTTCTCAAATACGGAAAGGGCAAAAATAGCTTCATATCACGATACGTTTGGTGTAGGTAAAAGAAAAGTTACAAGACCATTTTTTTCTATAGGCAATAGGGAAGAAGAAAAGATTAAAGCAGATTTTTCAAGATTTTATTTTAAAGAAATGAGATTATGAGCAAAAGAGAAAACATAGCTAGTGATATTATTACTAAACTTGATGCTGTTACAAGTCCTATCGAGTTTAAAAAAATTACTAGAGAGCCTTTTGAAGTTGAGGAATTAAGTGATGCCCAGTTTCCTGCAATGTTTATACAGAGTGGGGACGAAACAAGAGAAGTATTAAGCATAGGCGATACTGGAGCAGGAACATATAGAGGTACAATAGATTTTTTAATAGTTGCTTTTGGTAAAGGCACAGCAACAAATATAGATACTGTTAGAAATCAAATTATAGAAGTAGTTGAAGAAACTTTAGATAATGATATAACTAGAAATGGTAACGCGATAGATACTCAAATAGTAGAAGCATCAACAGACGAGGGTACAATTTATCCTTATGGTGGTGTAAGACTAACAGCAAGGGTGATTTATGAATTTACTAGAGGGAGTGCATAATGGCTAAAAATGTTACTATGAAAAAAGGCGAAACTATTATAAAATGTTCAGAAGACCATGTAGAGCATTTTAAAAATAATGGTTTTACTTAGGGAAATGAAAAAGCAGTTGTTAAAAAAACTGAAAAAATAAAAGAAACTAACGAAGCTAAAGAGGAGTTATAAATGGCTACACATCACGGAAAAGAGGGAGTTGTAACTATAGGTAGTGATACACTTGGTAATGCAACTGGTTTTACTGTAGATACTACACATGACGTTGTGGAAGATACAGCTTTAGGAAATTCAATGAAATCTTTCATAGTTGGTAGAGGTACTTATACAGCAAGTATTGATATGAACTTTGATGAAACAGATACAGCACAAACTAATCTAGTACAAGGTGCAGAACTTACATTTGCATTTTTACCAGAGGGTAATGCTTCTGGAGACAGAAAATTCTCTGGAACTGGTATTGTAACTGGAATGTCAGTAAGTGTGCCTTTAGATGGTGTTATTACAAGAACTGTATCAGTACAAGGCAATGGTGGTCTTACTATCGGTACTGTTTAAATGACAGATAAATTGGATTATTTTGATGGTATAAGAAACCATTTTAGCACCCTTGACACTCAAATAATTGAAGTGCCAGAGTGGGATTTAGTAGGCGATAAAGCGATTTATTGCAAACCTTTTAATATGCTTGAAAAACAAAAGATTTTTAAAGGTGCTACTGGAACTGATTTAATAGTTTTAATTGATGTAATTATTGAAAAGGCATTAACAAAAGATGGCGAAAAGATGTTTAATGGCTCTCATGTTTTAGCTTTTAAAACCAAAGCTGATACAAATGTAATTGCAGATGTTGCTACTAAAATTATGGGAACAGGCAACGATAATATTGACGACAATAAAAAAAACTAAATAGCGACCCAGAATTACATAACCTTTTTGGGTTAGCTGAAAAATTACACAAGACTGTTGCCGAAATCTTGCAAATGTCAGTTCAAGAGTTTAATATGTGGATAGCATACTTTGGACTTCAAAGTGACGAACGAGAAAGACAAGAACGTATAATAAAGGCGAGAAGATAGTGGCAACTAAATCAGTTAACATAGACATATTAGCCAAAGATAAGACAGCGAAAGCTATGAAGTCTGCCACAGATGGCGTAAATAAGTTAAAAGGTCAAGTCCAACAATCAGTAGCAACACAGCAAAAATCATTTTCTGCTTTAGGTAATACTGTCAGAAATGTAATTGGTGGAGTTATTGTTTTCCAAGCATTAAGGTTCAGTAAAGAAATGGTCAATATGGCTAGTTCTGTTGAAGAAATGCAATCTAAATCAGCAGTAGTTTTTGGCAGATTTGTAAATGATGTTAGGGGACAATTAGAAAAGTTTGGAGATGAAGTCGGAAGAAGTACATTCGAATTAGAGGGAATGGCATCTTCAATACAAGATACATTTGTTCCTATGGGCTTTGCTCGTGGTGAAGCATCTAAACTTTCAGTTCAATTAACTAAATTAGCAGTAGACGTAGCATCATTTAACAATGCTAGTGATACAGAAACAATGATGGCGTTTCAAAGTGCTTTAGTTGGTAATCATGAAACAGTAAGAAGATTTGGAGTTGTAATAACAGAAGCAACTTTAAAACAAGAACTTTTAAGAATGGGTATAACTAAGACAGCTAAAGAAGTTACAAACGCTGAAAAAGTACAAGCTAGATTAAATCTAATTATAGCAGGTACATCAGATGCTCAAGGAGATGCTGAAAGAACAAACACAAGTTTTGCCAATTCTATGAAAGCATTAAGTGCTGAATTCCAAGAGTTTATGGTTGAAGCAATAAATCCAATGTTACCTGCATTATCAAAAATGGTTCAATCACTTAAAGATTCAATAATACAGACAAAAGAGTTTTTAAGGTCAATAGGTCTTTTAAGTGAATTAAACACAATTATTCCTATAGTTGACCAGTTAGAAAAAAACCAAGATAAGCTTTCTATAGCAACTTCAAAATTATCAAAAGAAATTGAATTGCTTGATGCAATACAAACAATGACATTTCTTGAAAAAAGTAAAGAAATGGCAAAAGCCAATGGTGAATTTGGTTTATCAATAATGCAAGGCGAAAAAGCAGTCTTAAAAAGAATAGAAGCATTAAAAATAGAAATTGAGCAAATAAATTTAAGTAAAACTGCAATTCTTTTAGAATCAGATGCAAGAGTTCAAGCGACTAATGCCATAAAAGATGAAGCAGAAGCACTTGAAAATTTAAATAAGCAAAAAATAAAAGAGCAGGAAATAACTTTACCTACAGCTAGACCAATTGAGGTAGAGCAACAAGCATTTGAAAATAAATTAAATTTAATACAAGAACAAGATGAAGTGTTAGCTGAACTTGCAAGAATAAGAGCAGATGAAAAACTACAGCTTGCTCACGAAACAGCAAAAAAAGAAGCAGAAATACAGAAAAAACTTTTTAATGATAATTTTAATTTAATTAAATCTGGCAGGGCGAGTGAAATAAAGTTAGAAAAAATGTCTGGCAAAGATAAAATTGATTTAGCAAAAAAGGTAGGTCGTGAGGGATTAGAACAACTTGCTCAAAGTAACGAAAAAGCATTTAAATTGAATAAAGCTTTTAAAATGGCTGAAGCTATTATTGATACAGCAGGTGGTGTTGCTAAAGCCCTGCCTAATATACCATTAGCAATTGCTATAGGTGCTTTTGGTGCTATTCAAATCGCTACTATAGCATCACAAAAATTTCAAGGTCGTAAACAAGGTGGTCGAGTAAATCAAGGTCAGCCATATATGGTTGGTGAAGCAGGACCAGAATTAATAGTACCGAATAAAGCATCAAATGTAGTTCCTAATCATCAATTAGGTGGCATGGGTAAAGCAGTAACAGTTAATTTTAATATAAGCACAGTAGATGCTAGAGGATTTAACGAATTATTAGTAAATTCAAGAGGTACTATAGTTAATATGATTAATAGTGCTGTAAATGAAAAAGGTAATATGGCGATTATATGAGTGGAACTTTACCAAATACCAGATTTAATGCGATTAACTTTAAGAGTAATCAAAAAACTTTATTATCTGAAACAGATAGTGGAAAAACATTTCGTAGACAAATACAAGGTCAAAGATTTAGTTTTACTATTTCCTATCCACCAATGACTCGGTCAGAATTCGCACCTATCATGGCATTTATAATGAAACAAAGAGCCAGAAAAGAAAATTTTACAGTTGTATTTCCAAGTTATTTAAATGCACAAGGTAACGAAACAAATACTTTGTTGGTTAATGGAGTACATTCTGCAACTGATACAACGATAGCAATAGATGGTTTTGCAGGTGATGGTGCAGGTAGATTAAAAGCAGGTGATTTAATAAAATTTGCTCACGATAAAGTTTATATGATTATAGATGACGTAACATCATCTGGTAATTCAGCTACAGTAACGATTGAACCCCCTTTAAGGACTGCTCTGGCTAATGATAGTGCTGTTACTTATGATTCAGTACCTTTTAACGTAC